ATCCAAATTTCTTTGCCAAGCCCACCTGCGTCTTAGAAAGAACTACTTTTTTAGGAGCAGTACTCCTTTTAGCTGGTGCGACCACCGTGCTTGGTTTTGTACGTTGAGGTTTATCTTCCTCATCGTTAGTAGAAGAGCCACCAAATTCTTCTGGGAATCGGTTTTGTACTTCTTTATCTATCGCTGCATAGTACTCATTTGTACCAATGAAGCCTCGACCATATCTAGCCTCTAAATCCTCGTGGACACCTTCAGCATACCTGCGCATAGATCGTTTATTCTGGTCAACGAACCACGGGTTTTTTGACACCCATGACGCAACTTTTGGGTCCATTTGAGGGGTTTGAGGCCTCTGTAAGTTGGTTTGTACATCATTTTCTTCATTTTGTACAGTAGGTCTAAAATTTTTTGCTTTATCTAATTTAAGCTGAGCACGGATCATTTCCTGTTGAGCTTCTAAAAGCTTGTCAGAATCACCCGAATCGTAGGCTTCTTTGTAGTTGCGGCTAGCTTTATCGACTTCCATCTCAGCGGAGTTCTGATATGTAGAAATAAGCTCTTTTTCGCCTGATTGCAGGACGTTTTTAAGCTTACGGTTCTCGTCAAGAATACGCTGTGCAACGGCTAAAGCCTCTTGTTGCTCACGTAATGCAGCCTCTTTCTCCCTACGCTCGTCGTGCCAAGCCTTCTTGTATTGCTTAAATTTAAGCTTTACGTTATGGGAGTAATCTTCAGAGTCGTCGGCTTTTTCCAAGTCCTCTCTAATAGCCTCTGGAAGGGGTTCTACAAACCGGTCTTCAGGAGGAGTATCGTCTTTTACGTCTACTTTAATTTCAACGTCGTCACCCTCAATGGAGATATCAAAGGTATCTTCGGGTTTACCCTTATCATCTTGTTCATCGGGGAACTTATAGCTATCGTTAAATTTAGGCATGTGCGCTCCTTATTTGCGTTTTATGCCGCGTGGATCGTCAACAATTCCTTCGACGGAATCATCGTTGATGATGCGGAACTCTCTACCGTGGATGACTAATCGTGAGCCAGCGTAGGGCCGGACCAAAATAAAGTCGCCTTGTTTACACCAAGGTCCCGTTGGGAACTTTGTTGTATCTTTGTAACAGTCTGGGCCAAGCTCAACTACAAACAAGACCGTTGTGAGGGTCTCTTCGTTGCGCATGGTTTCGTCTGCTTTTATCAAACCAACTTCGCTATCTTCAAATTGCTTTTCCGCTTCCGGAATTGCGCAGAGAATGCGATAGCCTGACGGCTTTGGTAGTTGCTTTGCTTTCTCTTCCGCTTTTTTGTGCATCAGTGCTGATAGATCAACAACCTTGCTCAAGTCCAGCGTAGGTAAATCACTCATCCGAGTTCTCCAAGTTTTTTGTCAGGTCTGTAATGTTTCTGCGAGCTGTGAGTAGACCTGTGATGACCCCACATTTATTGCAGTACTCCTCGTAAGACTTAGCAGATTTGGCTCCTAAGTCTTCTTCGATTTGTTTGACGCTTGCATCAATTTGCTGGACCAAAAGGTCCAACGCTTGTTTAGTTTGGTACATCAGTCACCCCCCTTTGGTTTCTGCTGTTTTGATCTGCTGTCCATATTCATGCGGGCAATCCTCTCTTGATTAGCCAGCATCATCTGGTGCTTCTGTAGCTCCATGCCGGTTGTAAAGCCCGCCTGCTCATGCGTGTGATCACGTTGCTGTTTGTCAGCCTGCGCTTTCATCGCAATCTTTACACCTTCAGTCTCCTGCTGTGCATTGATCCGCTCACGCTCGATCTGAAGCTGGGCTTGCTTGAGCATGACATCAGCCTGATCTTTAGCCGCTTTACGCTGCTGCTCAGCTGCCTTAATCTGAAGCTCTTGCTGCTGCAACTGAATGAGCGGATCTTCTTGCATCTGCTGATTCTTTCTCTGTTGAGCTTGCTGTTGAGCTTGTTGTAAGAGCTGCTGAGCCGCTTGCGCTGCCATCTGAGACACCTGCACCTCCATCTCTGGAGACATATCAACTTCATCCGCGTCTTCGTTGTATGGAGGCAACGTTTGGCCCATGGCCTGCTCAATCTGCTTGCGCATCTCCATACCTAAATGTTCAGCAATGTGAGCTGAGCCTGCGGCCATAAGCTGCTGCGCCAATTGAGGACTTTGTCCGACCATCTGTTGGATACGAGGATCTTGAGCCATGGCCATGTGAACAGCAATGTGGGCTTGGTGATCTTGGTACAAGAACGCTTTAACAGGCTTGTTATTGAGCATGTTCTGGTTCTCTGTAACAGGGTCACGAGGTTTCATGTCGTCATGGATCGGTACAAGCTTCTGGTAGTTCTTGATACCCAACACGTCAAGCATCTGACGATGCAAGAGAGGTAAGTCATACAACTGAGGAGCCGTCTGCGCAAGCTGCAGCGCAGCCTGATACTGAACAACTTTCTGAGCCATCGTCGCAGCGTTGGGATCACTTACTGGGATGATGTCAACTTGATCGTAGTCAGACTGCTTAGCACGACGCCCACCTTCTTCTGGCTCATAACTGTATGTAGGTGGCGTATAGTCACGGATGATTACTTTCAAGAGCTTAAACTCTTGCTTCATTGAGTAGTGAATGCGAGACTGAACAGCACTCATCGTCTTGAGTTGACGCTCGAGAATAGCTAACGTAGTGCCCACAGGTGCTTGAGCACTCATGTCCGATGTCTGTAACTCAACCGCGCCCGCAAACTTGCGACCTTCATCAATGATCTGATTGAGCAACGCCGCCAAGACCTGTGATGGCTCCTTGTATGGCAGGGGCATGATGTTGTCACGCATCGTACCGCTAGGAACGTCTACATCACGGAACTCGCCCGGGGAGATTGGGGTGTCATCACCTTTGGTGCGAAGTCCTCTAGTCTTAAAACCACCGGGGAGGTTTGATAAAGTTCCAGCGTCAACCAACTGACGAAGAATAGAAGTACCAGATTTAGCAAAAGCACCAATAAGATGGACAAGGCCAAAATTATAAAAACCGAACCCGGGAATGTAACCGTAGTGAACAAAGTGCGTGCGCTTTTGGCAGAGGTCGTCGTCCGGTTCCCAGTTGCGGCGGATCGCAAGGATGTTCGTCGTACCCTTCTCAATCGTGACGATGTATGGGAGCGCAATCCCCGTCTCTTTGCCTGTGTCTTCGTCTTTGTGCTCATATCCTTTGAGGTCTAGATCGACCTGTATCTCCAAGAGTTTGAAACGGTCATCTTGCGTTGCACGAAAGCCCATCTTCTCTGCAATACGCTTCTCAACTTCGTCCATCGTCTGGGTGGGCTCACCCAAGTCAATATCACGATAGAAACCCTCATGCTGCAAGCGTTTTAAGTCATTCTTGTTCTTACGCATGACGTGCGTGATACGTTCTGCATCAGCAAGACTTGAAGCACCGTAAGGCACGACCACATCTTCTGCTGGCGCATACATAGACACCTGACGACCAAGAGATGGGTCGTAGTACACCTTCTTAAACGCGTTACCAGCAAGGCCCAAGCCCCATAGCATGCGCTCATGCTCAGGACGATACTCTTTCATCACGTCAGTAAGCTGATAGTTCATGTCTTCTTGAACTCGCTCCGCCGCGTCTTTCTTCTCTGGGGTTTCTTTGCCGATGATCTTTGTCTTAACAGGACCAGCCGCAGGGAATGTCTCCATCATCGTCTCAGCTTGGAACTTCACAACCGCTTCAGTCAAGAGCGGGTGATAAACACCGCAAGCACCTTGCCATGGCTCTGTACGTTCTTCAATTTTCAAGCCTAATAACTCAAGACCGTCAACGTAAGTTTGTACCCAATCTTTGCGGGCAGACACATCCGCCTCAAAGTCGCCGATCAACTCGCTGGCAAGTGATGCAAGGATGTCATCAGGGATGTCTTCGGCTAAGTTCTTACTAAACTCGTCATCGTCCTCTTCTGGCTCAATCTCGATCTCTACGTCCCCTGCTTTAATGCGCACTGCCTCGGGGTCTTCAATCTCAATCTCGATTGGCTCCTCTGCTTCTCCCAACTGATCAAGTCCTTGAGGAGCCTCGTACAGAGCTTTGTCCATATTTGTCGCCATGATGTATCCTTAGTAATACGCAGCTTTTTTGCGATACTGTTTTAAAAAATTATCTTCCGGCTCGTCTGTCGGAAGTCGTAAAAACCCACCCTGACGGAATCTTAACAGCGCAAGCGTTGTCGAGTCCACCAAGTCGTCGTTAGTGCCAGCTGGAAAGTCGTTGCACTCTTCTATTACTTCCTTAGCCCACCTGTGGTCTGGTGCATACACGATGCCGGACGCAAATAAGTCAGACACTGCGTTCACCCGCGCTATTTTGTCTTGTCCTTTGCCCGGAGTAAACTCCCCTACAGGCACGCCCATGCGCCTAAACTCCTGATACAGAGCCGATCCGTTGGATTTCTTCTCTACCATGAACGCATCTGGCTGCCATTCTCTGTACTCCTCAAGCACCAGCTTCTTAAGCTCTGGATACTCCATCCTTTTCTTGATGGCATTGAGCAATATGATGGCAAAGTTGTTAGTTTCTTCGTTATAAAACACACCCCACGTCGTTAGTGCGTTATAGTCGGCCCTATTAGTGGCTTCTTGTGCAGCATCAAGCGACATAATGATGAACTCGCATTCGGGAGGGTCATCCTTTTCCCAAATTTGCCACCATTCACGTTTAATCAGTGCCCCTTCCTCTGAAGTAGGCTTCTGCATGTACTGTGCGTTCCAATAACGGATGTCCAGAGCAGCTTTTTTAGCCAATAACTCCTCAACATCCCAGAATTCTGGCCAGAGCGCTTCTCCGTCGTCTTTAATTGCAGGGAATTCGACCACTTCCCACGGATCTACGTCTTCATTTCGTTCAGTTTGCTGAACAATCATGCCCGTCAGGTCTAATTTAGACCAACGAGTCATCACTATGATAATAGCGCCACCTGGCATAAGACGCTGAAGAGGACCAGATTGAAACCACTCCCAAGCAGGAAGAAAAACATCAGGTCTACCCGTTTTGGCCTCTTGTTCAGAGTGTGGATCGTCAATAATGAAAAGGTCAGCACCCCTACCAGCAAGAGCGCCCCCAACACCAATAGCAAAATATTCGCCATTAAAGTTAGTTCCCCATCGTGAAGCTGATTTAGAGTCAGACTGAAGCTCTACTTGCGGAAATATTCCCTTATAAGCTTCCGATCCAACGAGGTTACGCACACGACGGCCAAAGTTAACAGCCAGATCCGCCGTGTGAGACCCCATGATAATCTTTTTCTGTGGATACTTACCCAAAAACCACGCCGGTGCAAGATAGGATATGAGCTCAGACTTACCATGCCTAGGAGCAATATTAACAATTACGCGTTTTTTCTTACCAGCAGCAATATCTTCAAAGATTTGAATAAGTTTAAGGTGGTGAGGCCCCACTTTATATCCTGGGTAGACATGATTGATGAAGTCAAGAAAGCTCTCCTTACCCATATTCTGGGTCATCTGTGCATCATACTGTTTCAGCAGCTCAAGCGTGCGTCTTCTCTGCTTGTCAGGCATAGCTGAAAAACTTTGTCGTATCTTAAAGATGTCTTCAGGCGTCAGTTTTTGCATCTTGCTTTATTATTTCGCGGGCTTCCACGTCAATGACCTTACCTTCTAAGCTTTGTAAGGTCTCTAAAAGTTCTTTTTCTACCTCTTCGGCAGTCATAATTTTGTGTGTAACTTCAGAACGTTTCTTAAACGCGTCTACACCATCTACTTCACCTAATTTAGACAGTGCTGTAACCCTTACTTTTGGGTCTTTTGCGTTTTCTACCTCGGCAACTAGTTTATTTACCACATAAAGTTTTAGATCGGACAGCTCGTCTACGATCGATACGTTCATCTGCGCGACCATACCTGCAAGAAACGCTAATGTTTCGTTGGGGTATTTAGCAAATTCTGGTCTGTGAGTAGGGTCTGACGCCATCTTACGAGCTAGTTCTGTAGCTTGCGTGGCGTTATCTTTAGTGAGGGATATTTGCTGACCCGTAAGGTCAGACATTAGTTTGATGACATTGGCCCGCATCTGCAGTTCTTCAGCGGGCGATAGATCAGGGAACGCCTCTTTAGCGTTCTGTGGCAGAGGAATGTTCTCCTCAATGTGCGGTACTAATTCATCCATGTCAGCGAAGGCTCCTTCGGCAGTTGTGGGAAATGTAACACATAAATATATCTTTGTGCAAGGGGGAGGTTAGGAATCCTACCCGGGGGGTGTTTTGGTAGGTAAATGAGAATCATTCCGCTGTGTAATTCAGAGGGGGTGGGGTACTTCAGATGGGGATCGTAATGGCAATAAGTACTTCCTGCCGAAACGTACCTAAATGGCTGGGAACCCGCATGGATACTGGGTTCTAATGAATTACACACAACAGTTGATCCGAGTTTTACTTTACATAAAATATATTTTCTGCGTACCCGGGGTGTGTAATTGGAGGGGGGCTTGCCAGGCTTGCCACGTGTTTTGAAGAGACGGTCGTGTGTAATTGGACAGGATGGACGGGATTTTCCAACAATTATGGATGAGGGACCCTGTGTAATTCGCGGGGAGTTTTGAAAAAATGTGTGGTTATTTGTGCGTGTTAGGGGGTATGGGGTATGCGGGGGGACCCATTGCAGGGCTTGGGGGGTGGGGGGATGGGGGGTGTCCCCAGCCAAACTTTACTTATGCCCCCCTTCCACGCTATTCTGTACTCAATGCAACACGGTTGTGGTTGCAGATTCTCTTGAAAGGAGACTGACATGTACACAGTAACAGTACAGTGGGGTGAGCTTACTAAGACTCACAAGGCTTGGACACTTAGCAGTGCTAAGCAATGGTTGTATGCATATCCCAACAAGGATGTGTTTGCAAAGGTGACCAACGTATTTGGTCAGACAGTAGCAGTTCGCTACAAGCGGTAACACGAGGGGCTTCGGCCCCTCTCTTAAGGAGAGACTATGTACTTAGGTCTAGCTTTGGTGGTCAACACGATCATCTTCGCCCTGTCGTTATCCATGTTGATACCACAAGGTATGTGGCTTGGGTTGATAGGTTTGGTAATCAGTACGGTATTGATTACATTGATCTTGCCTGAGATCAAACACAAGGACGACTGATGAGGCTTTAGTAGCCGAAACCGCAGGGATGCGGTCTCGTTCATTAACAAAGGAGAGAACATGAAAACATTAGGTGAAATTCTGCGTGACAAGATCAACACATCTATTGAAAAGCGCCAGCAACTTGAACGTGACTTCTGGAATGCTTGCTATCACGTGTACGGGACATATCGCCCACAATGGCTTAGCATCCACGATTGGTCTGATGAACAACTGATTGCGCGGACTAAGAAAATGGGACAGAAAGCGTGCATGACGGTAGGACAGACTAATATATGGCGGGCTGATGTGCAACGCGCAACGTTTTGCGCAAAGCTTGATGGCTTTGAGTTTAGTAGACTACCTAGCAACTACTTCAGGCGCTAGTCCAAGGGAGCTTCGGCTCCCTTTTCTTTTGCCGTCACATCGCGCCACGCTTAGCTACGGCGCGCGTGATACCAGTTATTTTCCGTCGCGCGTATGAGTGCGTGCGAGTCACAAGGTCGCTAGATAGAGACCCACTCCCCAGTGAAACTTTACTTAAGAGACCCACTAGCGTAAGGTTATATCACTGGGTCAGCAATTCAGCCCCCAGTATTTCTCAAACCGTTCATTCTTATGGAGATTTGAACATGGCAAAATCAGCCGTTAAAGCCGTAGAGTCCGCTACGCAAGGTTCTTTTACCTCTTTAAAAGACTCAGCCTTCCAACAAGCCGGTGCGCACCAGACCTTGGAGTCAGTCGCCCGCTTTGCTCTTACGCAGATCAAAGACTTCCCTAAAGAAGTCCCAGTCGAAGCTAAAGATCAATTGTATGAAGGCTATCGCATGAAGTTTAATGCGCTCCAACCCGCAGTTATGTATGCGGTTATCAACGATCACTACATTCGTGCCACGCCTGAGCATATCAAGGCTAGCAATGTAGAGAAGGTTGAAATTGGTGTTCCATATGCTTACTCTTACTCAGCGCAAGAGTTTGGCAAACTGGCAAACACCAACCCCGCCCTCCACGCTCTTGTTAAAGAGATCAGGGAGAAGTGTTCTACCTATTGCTCGAATCGACTGGGTGACTTGAAAAGAGCCGCTACGAAGATTCTCAATGAGGGTAAAGAGCGTCAGCGTGGAGTCAATAAAGACTTCGCTGAGTTTGTCGAAGCGTGGTTCAAAGAGACCGCCCCCGACCGCCTAGTGTCTGCGAAAAATCGTGGAGACAAGTCGGCTGACGACAAGCGGTTCAATGAAGCGAAAGTCGCCTTCATGGTGAAGTGGAAACACTCAGAAGCTAAGTAATTAGCTGACCGACCCCGCAGATCGAAAGGTCTGCGGGGTTTTTTTTCGCCCGCTATTTTGAAACCAGTTATTTTCTGTCGCGCGCGGGAGTGCGTGCGTGGCTCACAACACCCTTAAATAGTGTCCCATTCCCCTGTGGAACTTTACTTAAGACGCCACATCTGTCAAGATACATCATCACTTAGAAAACAACTAGGTGATGTTTCATTAACTTTTTAGGAGGACATTATGTCTACCATTACATCATTGAAAGATCTTGGATACAAACAGGCAGGAACAGGTGATAGCCTAGATCAACAGGCAGAGTATGCCTTGGCTAACATCACAGGGTTTCCCAAGGAAATTTCTAGCGAAGCAAGGGAAATGCTTTATGAGGGTTATAGATTACGCAACAGCGAGAAACATCCTGCCAAGGTCTATGCTGTGGTCAATGACCATTATATTCTAGCATCACCTGAACAGATCAAAAACGCCAAGGTAGAGAAAATCGAAATTGGTGTTGCGTATGCCTTTGCCTATTCACAGCAGGAATTCGGTAAACTGAAAAACACGAACCCTGCCTTGCATGGGATCATAAAAGAAATACGTGATGCTGTGGGTGATTACTGTTCTAATCGATTAGGTGATCTGAAACGTGCTTGCAATAAAATACTCACCAAACGAAACGGCAAAACAGCAACACGCACTACATTGGATTTTGCACAATCCATGCACAAGGATTTTGAAGCTCAAGAAAAATCTGTAAAGGTGAAACAAGCCAAGGGTGACACAACGGCCAACAGTGCCAAGTATGCCCTTGCCGTAAAAGCGTTCTGGACGACATACAACAAGTAACATTGTTGTTAGCCAAGCCCACATGGTTTTCCATGTGGGCTTTTTTTTGTCCGTGTTATTTGAAACCAGTTATTTTTCGACGCGCGCGAGAGGGCGCGCATGGCGGGACAAGGCTCTTATTTAGCATCCCACGCATGCGTGGTATTTGCTTTGCATCGCCTACCGTTTTCAGAACTGATAGGTTGCAGGGTTTGTTCTGGCATTTTGTAGAACATGTTCTACTTTTAAAAGCATAGTTAGAACAAGAAAAGTGAGGATCCATGCGGGTTGCGGAGGTTTTGTTCTAATGTTCTACGTTTTTTGGGCAGGATGGGGAAACTTGGCAAAAAGTGCAGAGATCAAGACCTTCTCAGCCAATGCAACGCAAAAAGCAAAAAAACCGAAAAAGGGAGGCATATACCAATTTTCCGTAGAACATTAGAACAACTATATATTTTTTTATAAAATAATTAATAAAAACAACAACTTAGAGAACACGCACCCCCCAAAATCCGTTCTATAAGCATAGTACGAAAAGTAGAACAGACTAGAACATTAGAACAAAACTCAGCGCACGGTTCCCCTGCCTCCAACTGCCGTACAAAACTACTTTTTTTAT